CGAGGCCGGACGCACCGAGCTGCGTGAGCTCAACCAGGGCAAGCGACAGCTGAGCCCCCTACACGCCACCCCCGCGCCGGCCAGCCCGCCCATGCCCGACGCCCTGGGCGAGCGTCAGGTGAAGGTGCCGCCGGCGCCGGATGCCGGCCCGCTGCCGGATCTCGAACGCCTCGACCCCGAGCTCCAGCCACGCCTCTACGCCCTGATGATCGAGCTCGGCCAGGTGCTGGTGGAGGATCTGGCCATCGCCACCGAGGCCCGCGACCTGCGCCGCGCCCAACGCCTCAACGACCTGGCCCGCCGCGTGCTGCGCCACACCCGGAGGCCGTCATGAAAGCTGCCCGTCACGCCCTCGCCGAGTGCCTCGAGGCGCTGGGCATCGTCGGCCTGGTGCTGGGCGCCGGGCTGCTGGCCCTGCTCGCGGGGCTGGTGATGGTGGCCCGCACCCGCACCGCCTTGGCGCTGATGCTGATCGCCCTGCTGGTGCTGGTCAGCTGTCAGCCGGCCCTCGCCCAGGGCATCCCCTCCACCGCCGAGCGCTACCAGCGCGAGCTGACCCGCGTGGTGCAGCAGGAGTGGGGGATGGCGGGTCGGGTAGCGGTGCACGGCGCCCAGATCCACCAGGAGAGCGCCTGGCGCGCCAACGTCAACAGCCCCGTCGGCGCCCAGGGGCTCAGCCAGTTCATGCCCGGCACCAGCGCGTGGATCGCCGAGCTCTACCCGGATCTCGGCCCCGCCGCACCCTATTCGCCGGGCTGGGCCATGCGTGCCCAGGCCCGCTACAACAAGTTCCATTGGAATCGCCTTTCCGGCACTGCCGACCAGTGCGAGCGCTGGGCGATGACGCTCTCCGCCTACAACGGCGGGCTCGGCTGGGTGAACCGCGACCGCCGCCTGGCGCGCGCCGCCGGCGACGACGCCGCCCGCTGGTTCGGCCACGTGGAGCGCTACACCAGCCGCGCCGGTTGGGCCAAGCGCGAGAACCGCGACTACGTACGCCGCATCCTGCTGACCCTGACCCCGCGCTATGTGCGCGCCGGCTGGGCCGGGGGTGCCCCATGCTGAGCCTGGCCCGCAAATTGATACCCCGCTGGGTGTGGGCCGCCATCCTCGCCCTGGCCGCCGTGGCCGGGCTGGGGTGGTGGGGCGTCACCACCTGGGAGGCCCGGGTCGAAGAACGCGAGGCGCTGGCCCAGCAGGTGGAGGCTATGAGCGCCCAGCGTGACCGCTGGCAGGCCCACACCCTGAGCGTGATGGCACAGCTGGGCGAGGCGCGCGAACGGGCCCGCCAGGCCGAGGCCGCCCTGGCCGAGCTGCAGGCGGCCCTGGCCGAACGCGACGCCGACTACCGCGAGATCCGCGGTCGCATCCGCCAAGCCCCGGCGGAGAACGACGGCCCGGTGGCCCCGGTGCTGCACCAGGCCCTGGAGGCGCTGCCATGATCCTTCTCGCCAGCCTGCTGTTGATCGCCCTCGGTGGCTATGCCGTGTTCGCCGCCCTGTTCGATACCCGCAACTACCGGCGCCTGTGGCAAGCCGTGGCCCTGAGCTGCGTGGTCTTGCTGGTGCTGCTGCTGGCCGGCTGCGCCACCCGCGAGGCGCCGCCACCGCCAGCCCCGCCGCCGCTGCCGGCCCCGGTGCTGTGTGCCGCCCCGGTGGGGATGACCGACCACGAGCCCGAGCCGGATCGGCCGGCGGGCGACATCACCCAGCGCGACGTGGCCGCCTACCTGGTCGAGTTGCACCGCTGGGGCTGGCGTGGCTGGCGACGCCTTGCCGGCGTTAGAGCCCACGCCGAGGCATGCGCCTCTAACGCCGACCACTCACCGGAACAAGGAACCGGCTCGCCATGACGGAAACCATCGACTGGAACGCGGCGCGCTTCTTCTGGGACCTGCTCTCCGCCCTGTTCATGGGCGCGGTGGCCATCTACGTGTGGTGGATCAATCGCACCCGTGCCACCGGCGCCGCCCTGCGCGAGGTGCACGGCCGCCTCGATGAGGTCGACAAGCACGTGTCACGCATCGAGCAGACGCTGGAGAGCCGCCCGGGCTACGCCGAGATCGACGTGTTGCGCACCGAGATGGCCACCATCAGCCGCGGCATGGCCGAGATCAGCGCCCAGATGCAGAGCACCACGGCGCTGCTGGGGCGCCTGCATGAATACCTGCTGACCGAGAAGGGGAACGGACGATGAGCGCGACCTACCAGGACTTCGAGACCGAGGGTCGGCGGCTGGGGATCCTGCGCATCCTGGCGCGGCGCAACCAGTTCACCACCAACGAGTACAGCCTCCACGACGAGCTGAAGGGTGCCTATGCCCATCACATCAGCCGCGACCGGCTGCATGGCGACCTGGCCTGGCTGGAGGAGCAGCAGCTGGTGATCACCCAGCAGCCCCGCGCCGGCTGGATCATCACCCTCACCGCCCGCGGCTCGGATGTGGCCGAGGGCCTCGCCCAGGTGCCCGGGGTGGCCAAGCCGCGCCCCGGCATTGCCTGAGGAGCCCGCCATGCCCCCGCGCAACAAGGTCTACGACCTGCCGCCGGAGATCCGCGAGGCGCTGAATGAGCGCCTGGTCAGCACCGGCTTCCAGGGCTACGAGGAGCTTGCCGCCTGGCTCGAGGAGCAGGGCCACAAGATCTCCAAGAGCAGCGTGCACCGCTATGGCCAGGATCTCCGCGAGGAGTTCGAGGAGGCCATGGGTGATGTGCGCAAGACCACCGAGCTGGCCCGCGCCATGGCCGCCCAGGATGACGACGAGAGCGGCCATCTGATCGATGCCACCGCCCGCATGGTGCAGGACCAGCTGCTGCGCATCACCATCGCCATGCGCAAGGCCGAGGAAGACCCGGCCAAGGCCGCCAAGCAGCTAGGCAGCGTGACCCGCGCCCTGGCCGAGATCGGCCGCGTTTCGCTGGGGCAGAAGAAGTGGGCCCGTGAACTGCGCGTGGAGGTGGCCCGCGAGGCGGCTGAGGCCGCCGAGGGCGCCATGGCCAGCCAGGGCATGAGCCGCGAGGCCATCGACGCCATCAAGCGCGACATCCTGGGGATTGCCTGATGACCATGCCCGACTATGCCGACATGCCTCGGGCGCTTGGGCGCCTCGGAGTTCCCCTTGATCATCCATGCCAGCAAGCGGTAGAGCGGCTCGCTCTGGTTCGTGAGCGCATCGAACTGGCGCCAGAAGAGTACGGAGAGCAGGTGGCGAAAGCCGCCCACCAGGTGGATTGCGAGTGGCAGGCATTGGAGGGCGTCTCATGACTGCCGCGCTGCCCGAGTCCGTCCTGCTGCCGTACCAGAAGGCCTGGATCGAGGACCCCTCGCCGCTGAAGATCGCCGAGAAGAGCCGACGCACCGGCCTGACCTGGGGCGAGGCGGCCGACGCCGTGCTGAGTGCCAGCGCGGCGAGAACCGCCGGTGGCACCAACCACTTCTATGTGGGCTCCAACAAGGAGATGGCCATCGAGTTCATCGACGCCTGCGCCATGTGGGCCAAGGCGTTCGACCGGGCCGCCAGCGCCATCCAGGAGGAGGTGCTGCACGACGAGGATAAGGACATCCTCACCTTCAACATCCACTTCGCCAGCGGCTTCAAGATCCAGGCGTTGAGCTCGCGGCCTTCCAACCTGCGCGGTCGCCAGGGCAACGTCACCATCGACGAGGCGGCCTTCCATGCCGAGCTGGGCGAGGTGCTCAAGGCGGCCCTGGCGCTGACCATGTGGGGCGCCAAGGTGCGCCTGATCAGCACCCACAACGGCGTCGACAACCTCTTCAACGAGCTGATCCAGGACTCGCGCGCCGGCAAGAAGCGCTACAGCGTGCACCGCGTCACCCTGGACGACGCCTGCGAGCAGGGCCTGTACCAGCGCATCTGTCAGGTACGTGGCATCGAGTGGAGCCAGGACGCCGAGGACGAGTGGAAGGCCAACCTGCTGGCCGACACCGCCACCCGCGAGGACGCCCTCGAGGAGTACTACTGCGTGCCCAAGAGCGGCGGCGGCGCCTACCTCTCGCGTGCCTTGATCGAGGCCCGCATGATCGAAGCCCCGGTGCTGCGCTTCGAGGGCAGCGCCGAGTTCAACGGCGTGCCGGAGCGCTACCGGGCGCTGGAGGTCGAGGAGTGGTGCCAGCGCGAGCTGGCCCCGCTGCTGGAGGTGCTCGACCGCCGTGACGAGCACGTGTTCGGCGAGGACTTCGGCCGCTCCGGGGATCTCACCGTGATCGCGCCCATGGCCATCACCGCCCACCTGATGCGCCGCGTGCCCTTCCTGGTGGAGCTGCGCAACGTGCCCTTCAAGCAGCAGGAGCAAGTGCTGTTCTTCATCGTCGACCGCCTGCCGCGGCTGCGCGGCGGCAAGCTGGACGGACGCGGCAACGGCCAGTATCTCGCCGAGCAGGCGGTGGAGCGCTACGGCAGCACCGTAGAGGCGGTGATGCTCACCCAAGGCTGGTACCTGGAGAACATGCCGCCCTTCAAGGCCGCCTTCGAAGACGCCGGCATCGAGATCCCCCGCGACCGTGACACCGGCGACGACCTGCGCGCCCTGGAGGTGATCAAGGGCGTGCCCAAGCTGCCCGATGCCAAGACCGGCGCGAAAGGCGACCGCCACGGCGATGCCGCCATCGCCCTGGTGCTGGCCCACGCGGCCTCGCTGTCCGACGCCGTGGCCATCGACTTCATCGCCGTGCCGCGCGGCCCGGGCGGGGCCTTCGCCGACGCTGACGACGACAACCTGACAACCGACTGGGGAGGTGGCGCATGGTAGCCATTCGAGGACTCATCAGCCGCCTGTGGGGCGGTGGCCACCAGGCGCTCGACGAGCAGCAGACCGAGGCGGAGGACGCCGCCGGCACCGCCCGCATCGGCTCGCTGAAGCGCGAGTTCGCCGAGCACCCCAGCAAGGGGCTGACCCCGGCCAGGCTCTACCAGATCCTCGAGGAGGCCGAGCAGGGCCAGCTCAAGGCCCAGCACGAGCTGTTCGACGATATGGAGGAGAAGGACGCCCAGATCGGGGCGGATCTCGGCAAGCGCCGCCAGCTCGCCGCCGAGCTCGAGTGGCAGATTGTGCCGCCGGATGGCGCCAGCGCCACCGAGAAGCGTGCCGCCGAGCAGGCCGCCGAGGTGTTCGGCGCCCTGGAGGTGGAGGATCTCATTCTGGATCTCGGCCAGGGCATCGGCCACGGCTGGGCCAACCTGGAGCTGGAGTGGGCCCGCGACGGCGCCACCCGCTTCATCGAGCAGCCCATCCTGCGCCCGCACGGCTGGTTCCGCCTGCACCCGCACGACCAGAACGTCATCACCCTGCGCGACCACAGCGCCACCGGTGCCGAGCTGTGGCCGCTGGGCTGGGTGCAGCACCGTCACCGCGCCAAGGCCGGCTATGTGGCGCGCATGGGCCTGCACCGCATGCTGGCCTGGCCGTACCTGTTCCAGAACTACGCCCTGGGCGACCTGGCGGAGCTGCTGGAGGTCTACGGCCTGCCCGGGGTGGTGGGCAAGTTCCCCAAGAACGCCACCGACAAGGAGAAGGCCACCCTGCTGCGCGCGGTGGTCAGCATGGGCAAGGATGCCCGCGGCATCATCCCCGAGGGCATGGCCATCGAATTCCAGGAGGCCGCCGGCAAGGGCACCAGCGCCGACCTCTACAAGCAGATGATGGATTGGTGCGAGCGCGCCAAGGCCAAGGCGATCCTCGGCGGCACGCTGACCAGCGGCACCGGCGAAGGCACCAACACCAACGCCCTGGGCAACGTGCACGAGCGCGGCCAGGCCAGCCTGATCCGCTCCGACATCCGCCAGTACGCCAGCACCATCCGCCGCTATATCCTGTGGCCGATGGCGGCGCTCAACTTCGGCATCGAGAAGGCGAGCCGCGCCCCGCGCTTCTACCTGGACGTGGGCGAGACCGAGGACTTCAAGCAGCTGGCCGAGACCCTGCCGACCTTCGTCGACATGGGTGCCAGGATTCCCAAGTGGTGGTTCCACGAGAAGAGCGGCATCCCCGAGGCCGGCGAGAACGAGGAGATCCTTACGCCCCGCGCCAACGCTCAGCCCTCGTTCGGGGCGCTGAAAGCAGTGCCCAGCGCCCGCTCCTTGGCCGCACTGCGCCAGGCGCCGGACACTCCGGCCCAGCCCGGCTATTACCGTGATGCCGTGCTGTCGACCCTGGAGGGCGAGGCACAGCCGGTGATCGACGGCTGGCTCGAGCAGATCGAGACCCTGGTCGATGCCGCCGACAGCCTCGAGGAGCTGCAGCAACGCCTGCTGACTGCCTTCGACGACCTGGACGACGCGGCCCTGGCCGAGGTGATGGCCAGCGCCTTCCAGGCGGCCCAGCTCGCCGGCATGGCCAGCGTGGATGACGAGGTGGGCAATGGCGACGCTTGAGGCCACCTTCCGGCGCCCCTTCGCCGAGCAACTCGAAGCGTTCCGCCGGAAACTCAACCTGCCCAGCCGGCGCTGGGATGACCTGATTCGCCACGGCCATGACCACGGCTTCATCGTCGCCGGTGCCACCAAGGCCGACCTGGTGGCGGACCTGCGCCAGGCGGTGGACAGCGCCATCGAGAACGGCGAGAGCCTGGGCACGTTCCGCCAGCGCTTTCGCGAGACGGTCGCCCGGCGCGGCTGGACGGGCTGGACGGGCGAGGGCTCGAAGGCGGGGCAGGCCTGGCGCACCCGCGTCATCTACAAGACCAACCTGGATACCAGCTACGCCGCCGGCCGCTGGCAGCAGATGACCGACCCCGAGC